CAAGAGCTTTACGCAGAAGTCTTAGAAGAAGCACAAGGTGCTTTATGGACAACTGCCATGCTGGACGAAGCATCTGTTAAGTTAGATGACGTGCCAGACCTTTCCCGTATTGTTGTAGCCCTTGACCCTGCTGTCACCTCTAATGCTGAGAGTGATATGACAGGTATTGTTGTTGCAGGTATAGATGTTAATGGTATTGCTTATGTATTAGGCGATTACACTGACAGACTATCTCCTCAAGGTTGGGCTTCTAAAGCAATAGAGTTATATCACTTACATCAAGCTGATCGTATTGTCGCCGAGGTAAATCAAGGTGGTGATATGGTCAAAACAACTATACATGGTGAAGATGACACAGTACCTTACAAAGCTGTACGTGCATCTAGAGGTAAATTTGCTAGAGCTGAACCAATATCTGCACTCTACGAGCGTGGATTGGTCAAGCATGTGGCAAACCCTAAAGATGACGCTTCGCTTAACGAACTAGAAATACAAATGCGAACATGGGAACCATTAGGGTCGATTGGCTCCCCAGATAGATTAGATGCTCTAGTATGGGCAATTACTGACCTCTCACTCAACGGCTACACAAAACCAAAACTGACCCTCGCTTATTCTAGTGTTAAGGGACTTTCACGTTAACTATAGAAGTATTATTGTCATGGTAAAGAAACTCTCAGAATCAAAAGCTAAATCTACATTAGGTGTAGCTGGTGATAACACATACAACGGTCAAATCCGCGCTGATGAGTTCCTACCTGAACTTCGAGGTAAGAAAGCTATACGCAAGTATCGTGAGATGCGTGATAACGATAGTACTATTGGTGCTGTTATGTATGCTGTTGAGCAGATACTACGAGATGTAGACTTACACGTAAAAGCAGTAGACGATAGTGCTGAAGCTATAGTAGAGAAAGAGTTTGTTGAGAGTGTCTTAGTAGACATGGAACATTCTCTTGATGACCACATAGCAGAAGCTATATCTAATTTGTCGTATGGCTTTAGCTGGAACGAAGTTATATATAAAAGACGTGTAGGTCCAACAGAGAGATCACCTAAGAAGCACTCTAAGTTTACAGACGGACGTATTGGTGTACGTAAGATATCTGCTCGTGCGCCTTGGACTATAAGTAAGTTTGATGTAGACCGTAAGACTGGTGAAGTGTTAGGTATAGAGCAAGAGATAGGTTATAAGAATGGTAGAAACTATATACCTACTAATAAGTCTCTTTACTATAGAACAACTAGCCTTAACGGTGACCCATCTGGTCGTTCTATTCTTCGTAATGCTTATACTTCTTATGAATACCTTAATAATCTGCAAGCTATAGAAGCTATTGCAGTAGAGCGTGAGTTAGCTGGTATTCCAGTAGCTCGTATACCTGCTGAGTACTTATCAGGTGATGCTTCTGCCGCACAGTCAGGTTTCGTTAACAATTTACAACAGATCCTTAGAGATGTTAAGTTTAACGAGCAAGGTTACATAATATTACCTTCTGACAGCTATCCAGATAAAGATGGTTCTCCTACTAACCAAAGGTTGGTTGATATAGAACTTATGGCTTCTAATGGTAAACGTAATATAGACATAGATCCTATTGTTAAGCGTTATCAGCATGACATAGCAAGATCTATGCTATCTGAGTTTCTTCTACTAGGATCTCAAGGCGGTTCTTATGCCTTATCCAAGTCGAAGACAGACCTGTTCCTTCGTGCGCTTGAGAGTTACATCCAAGCGATCACAGATGTTCTCAACAAACAGTTGGTCGAGCGACTGTGGGAGTTGAACGGTCTGAACTATGATTTAATGCCAACTATTGAAGCTGGTGATGTTGCTCCTCACGACTTACGTGAGATTGCATCCTTCTTACGCAACCTTAACGGTGCAAACATTAACGTCAGTGACCACCCAGAGGTTATCCAAGACCTTATGGATATAGCTGAACTAGATTATGATCCGAATGTTACTGTAGCCCCAGAACCAGAAGTAGAGGAATAATATGGCAACTTTAAATAATAGAGTTCTAGATAACGGGCTTACTGTCTTAGACACAGAAGCTAACCGTATTGACTTAACTTCTCAAGAAGCTACAAGCTACTCAGAAGCCTCTTCTACTTATACTTTAGGTAATTCTACAAGTCTTTCTATTGCTTCACCTACAGACCGATCAGGTGGCGGACGTGAAGTAGTAGTAGCCGCAATATCAGATGGTTCAATAACTGGTAATGGTACAGCAACTCACTACGCAATAATTGATACAACTAATTCCCGTCTTCTTGCAACAGGTTCTCTTACTGCAAGTCAAGTTGTTTCATCTGGTAATACTTTTTCACTAGGGTCATTTACTATCGGTATACCTGATCCTGCATAATAGAGGTCATTAAGCATGACAAGCAGGATACTACAGGAAGATAATGGTTTAATACTCACTCAATCTAGTGAGCCTATTATCAATGAGAACTACATAGGTGCAAATAGCTTTGTTGTTGTTGCTCCTGTAGTTCAAAGTACTGCAATAACTCAAGTACATGTCAATAACGTAATAGACATTACAACAGGCCAACCTGTAGTATCTACTTCTTCTTTAGTTCAACTACAGAACTTAAGTACAAACGATACTACTACAGGTCAACCTTCAGTTTCTACTTCTAGTTTAAGTCAAGTACAAAACTTAAGTACAAACGATACTACTACAGGTCAACCTTCGGTTTCTACTTCTAGTGTAAGTCAGTTACATGGATTGACTACAAGTAACACTACTACAGGTCAACCTATAGTCTCTGTTTCCACTGTAGTACAGTTACATTTACTAACTACAGGTAATACTGATACAGGTTCTCCTGTAGTATCTAATGCTACAGCAATAGAGGATGAGGTAAGTACAGCATCTCCTATTGTTACTGGAAACCCAGTATTAAACTCAACCCCGATAACTCAGTCTAACTCATTTTCCGCTGGTGGTATCTTAACAGGTAGACCAGATGTAGAAGATGCAACAGACCCTAATGAACAATATGAACAGGTGGTACAGCAGATGTTTGGTGGTTGGCCTAAAAGAATATACGATCATACTGATCTAGCTATATCTAGAGGTCACTCTCAAGGATATAGAACTCTATACAAGTTTGGTTATAACCCAGATGTAGATACTCAAGAAGAAACAGTTTGGGGTAATTCTGGTGACTATGTTTGGCTAGACAGTGCAGTTACTATGTTTGTAAGTAGTACAAGCACAAATGACAATGGTACTGGTACAGGATCTAGAACTATACTCATACAAGGTCTAGATGAAGACTACAATGAGATAGAAGAGACTATAACTCTAAATGGACAGACACAAGTAGCTACTCAGTTGTCGTATTTAAGAATATATAGATCTTTTGTTACTTTAGCAGGTTCTAATGAAGGCACTAGCGGTGTTATATACATAGGGTCTTCTGGTGCTACAGGTGGAGTGCCTAATACTACAGTTTATGCTAGTGTAAGTATAGGCAATCAGACACAGATAGCCGCATATACAGTACCTGCTGGATACACACTCTACGTAGACGAGATTAACTTTACTGCGGCTGTATCTCAAGCTCAAAAGCTAGTTCACTGTAAGTTTAACAGCAGAACTCACGGATCTAACGTATTTAGAACAAGGTTTGTACAAGTATTACAGAGTAATCAGCTAATACAGTCATTTAAGTACCCACAAGGGTTCGCAGAGAAGACAGATTTAGAATGTAGGGTGTCTACAGACACAAGCAACACTGCAATAGGCGCATCTTTCCAAGGTGTATTAATTAAGAACGAAACATAAGGTAATTTATCATGAAAGTCGGATCTAAAGTATCTTGGAACTCATCTGGTGGAACTGCTAGTGGCATTGTACGTCAAGTAGTAAGAGATGGTACAGTACCTAACATTCCAGTTAAAATAACAGGTACAAAAGAAGAACCTGCCGCACGCATTGAAATAACTGACGACAAAGGCAAGCCTACAGGTCAAATGGTAGGACATAAGGTTTCTACTTTACGTAAAGCTCAATATGCTAATGATATCTTTACAACAGAGCCTGAAGCTATATCTAGATCTATGGATTTAGGGTT